ATCAACTCAACGTAACCGCCATTACTTCCCCTGGGAACAATAATTGCCACATTGGGTGCCTTTCCTATTACTGCCCCAGGTGCGACCGACGTACTCGTAAATTTGTGGGAAACACCGACTAAGTCTCTAGGATAGAAATCGTTCCTGTATACTATTATATCATCTTTCAGTTTAAATTTCGATAGGCCTTTATTTATAAAACCTGCATTTCTCAAAATGATTTCTTCTTCTTTTTCATCTTTCGGGGAATAACGGCCTTCCGAATATTCATTGATTTTGAAGAATAATTTCTTGCCATCATCATCTGTGCCATTATACGTATATTTATTAATCGACCTTATTTCTTCTTTTTTCAAATCTTTTTGCCATATTCTTGCCTCTTTCCTTAAATGCTCAACAGCCTTCGACGTAGGAATCGGATTATATCCCAATGCCCTTGCCTCCGCTTCGGCTGCAGTCTGAATGCTGTCTTTTCTTTTAAAGCCATTATCGCCTTTTGATTTACGAATCCGTTCACGTTCGACTTTCGATTCGTTTCTCCACTCATTAGTATGTGCATTCTGCACGCCCCTTCCGTCCTCCGGAAAATATTCAACAATGCAGCGGCAGTTATCATGACGGCGATAGATCTCTTGCTTAACTGGATAATCGTACGTCCCCGCCAGATTTGCACACCACTTGCAGCCATTGCCAGCATATCTTCTGACGATTTTCGGATGCAGACCTGCGCTGGCGTGGAATTCAACGTTTTTAGCAATTGTGTCATCAACAACGGACTGCGTGAAGTTAGCAATCGGACTGCTCATCACGAACTTGTCATTTTCAAAATCACCTTTGGACAGGCGCTCAATCAATCCATCAACCTTATTCTGATCAATGTCCGGCTTCAGTGCGGCTAGGGTCAAGCCCGCCTTTCTATTTAGAACTTTCTGCACACTAGCCGCCAGTTCAGACACCAGTTTATAATTGGTACCCAGCGTTTCCTGTAACAGCCGTTGAGCAATATTGTAGTACATTGTACCGTTAGGCAATAATTCGTTTGTTACATGTTTTGTCAGGGCGTCAGAGAGCATGCAGCCGACCTCATATGCGTACTCGTAAGCGTCAGCATATGTAGCTGACTTATCCTCAAGCTTCTTCTGCACCTGTTTGACAATCCCGTTAGCAGCATATGACTTTTCAAATTCGTCACAGACCAGTTTCAGCAACTCCGGCAAGACATCATCAGTCATCGTTTACCACCTCTGACTGTGTAGTAATCTGCGGTTTGGTGTTTTCTGCGCCGTGAATGCCGGTCAAATCCCTGATGGTCTCGCCCGTCACAAATCCCGGAATCGCCTGGTTGAGTTTGATTACGCCATCGCCAATCAGCGTCAGCGTATTAGCATCGGCCTCGAATAACGGTTCCCACTTAACCTCAGTATCAACAAAACGGCTGCGTGCATAGTGGAACTGGTCCTGAAGACACACCGCCGTATATGCGCAATTCAACAGGCCACTGCCCAGTGACCGCTGCGCCTTACGTCCAGCCAATCTCAGATTCTCGTGACTGGCCTTTATTGCCTCAACTGAAGACGGATTATCAGACGCAAAGCCCAAATCATCAAGCGTCAATCCCATTTCTCCGGCAAAACCGGCAGCTGCGGTTTTCAGCTGCTCGGTAAACGGAGCCATGCTTGCGGTCGTGAACTGGCCGACAGTAGGACGGTCGCCATCATCATCCTTGTCAATCCTCAAAAGAGATGAAACCGTTGCTCTCCACGCATCCATCGGTTCGGCATCAGGATCCATGCCAAGAATGTATTTCTGCGGATACGAATAAAATTCGGCCGTGACGTCGGCTCGCTCAAGCGTGCGTTTGGCGTAACGCTGATAATACATACCTGATCTGGTGATTCTTGACCGACCAAACGGTCTGACAGCGTCGGGCCTGTGAATGACCGGAACAAGCAGCGGCATACCAGCGGGATTGGCGATTGAATATGGTGAACCGCCTTTAGGGTAATACCATGTTTCAGCAGGCGTGAAATACGCTTCCAGAAGCGGTGCCTCTGTATCAGTATCTCGCTGAAGTACGGCATATCCTTCCGTTAGCAGACCCGTAATCGGGTCAATGACACCCGTGGCATTAGACGCTTCAATGACCTGCAGACGCACAGGATCAGCAGAATCAGAATCAGCAGAGACGTAGACAAAACAGCAGCTGCCAATCAATGCCGATAGAACTGCGCTGTCAAAAAACACATCGGGATTGTTCTGCTTAAAAATCTGATTTACTCCAAAATCATCATTTGCAAATTCTCTAAATACCAGTCTGTCTGCCAAAGCGTCAACACCCTTCGCATTCCACCCGAGTACCGCACGATACCGATCACGCACGCTAGGCGGGATAGTCAGTCCGACGGGGGAATCATGATATTTAGATGCATACTGCCTGTATCTCATCAGAACCCGTGGTCTGACGGTTGCCAGCTTGCGTTTCAGGTACCCCATACCCTTAAATTCACTCACTTTATCTACTCCTTTCATGTCGCGCGAGAAAAAATGTACAGTGACGGCGGGAAAGCACGGACGGACCGTGTAGGGGGTCTATACCCCCCTGTATCTGGACCAGTCCAGTGACTGCGGAAGATTCCTGTTGCCGATTACTTGAGGCTTCTTTTTAAATCCACTAGCATATAGCTTGTCCGATTTCTGACGGTTGCATTGCCAATGAGCCAGCTGCAGATTGTCCAGACTAGATGGATGACCACCCTTGCTAATCGGTACGATGTGATCAATGACAGGCGACAATGGATCCGGAGCTTTTAGTGTCTTGTCAACAGGCTTGCCGCAAATCCCACAGACGTTTTGTGTCAGTAATATTCTTCTCTTATTCTTCTCAAATGCAGTCCTGTGCTGCCCTTGTCTGTCAGCTCTGACCATGCTGTCACCTCCACTGGTGGTATATAAAAAGGCAAGGGATTAACTTGCACTCCAGGGGGTGTTAATCTCTTGCCTTTTTCGACGTTATCATAATAGCATGTATGCACGGTTACTTTGTATACACTCCAACTACACTCTTACTACACTTCAACTACACTACAACTGCACTCAAACTACACTGATTGACTGAACGCCCTGAATGTAAAGCTTGGTGACATAGCTGCAGCTATAGCTAACATCGTCTGCTATCTCTTCTAGAGACTGCAGGCCGATGAAGTATCGGTCCAAAACCAACGCCTGCTTCTGATTGTCGAGGGCGTCAATGCATCGTGTAATGTCTGTTCTGTCCTGACGTGCATACTTGAGAAGCGTGTTGATTTTATCTTCCAACTCTTCCCTTTGAATAAGCTTGTCTGTCAGCGTTATTTTGACTGATGATTTAGGTTCACTGCTCATGGCTGGGGACTTGAGCACGATAAGATCACTGTCAATCTGTGCCAGCTTGTCTTCCAACCGCTGAATTTTTTCCATCTTCTTTCGATACTGAAAAAGATATGCTTTATTTGTCTTGAAAATATCTTCCAAGTAATATCACTCCTTTTGAATGCGTCAGTCACGACCCGCCTTAATCATGGCAATTGCCGCAATCATTCCGAAACAACTGACCAGCTGAAAGCGTAATTCCACCATGACTGATTCCTTTATCAAAATCAGCGGTAGCATAAACAGAATAATCGATGCAATCAACAATATCTTGCCTGCTTTTGTCAGGAATTCCTTTCGCAGTTCTTCTTCTATAGCTCTGTCAATTCGGTCTAGCTTCTCAGCATATCTTCGTGCTGCTTCATTGTAATCATATTTATCCTGTCTCATTTTTCTCTCCTTTCAGTCAGTTTCTCACTTACAACGCAACCCAAAAACTCATTCGACTGGTATCAGTAACTCTCACGGCATACCGTCGCTCGCTGCCTTAACTTTTTCGCCTTATTTCCCAGTCACCGTGTACAAAAGTTCTCCCGTTTTTTGCCCGTTCTGACAAAGCGCAGTGGGGTAATCCAAAAGCGTGCTCAGTGGCTGACAGGGTTTTGAATTCCCTTTGCTCGCCCGTTAAACGATTGGTGCATAACACTTTGACATCAAGCCTTCGGACATTGGGATGCATTTTGTAATAAAGCTCCCTCAAACCGTACTTTCCGCTGATCTTCCCGACCGCGGCCAAAGATAGTCCTGTTGCCATCGCCATTTCTACGTAAGTGTACCCGTTTTCTATCATGTTTCTGAGCGTTGCAGCTCCTGGGTTCTTTCCTCTTTTACTCTTCTTGTTGGCTTTTGAACTTGATCGTTTTCGCTCTTCCAAAAGAATCTGCACTGCTTTGTCATCGGCGTAATCTTCCAAATGGTCGAACGCTTGCATGCCGTAACACTTTTCGATCCAATTTACCGCCTCCACAAATCTCATTCGAGCTCACCCCACTTTACATTTAAGAATTTTCCAAACTTATCAGTTTTAGGGACTTCCAAAATATCAGAAAATGCCAAAAAATTGTCGCTGTCATTTTTGACGTAAAACGCCCGCTTAGCCTTTCTGTCCAAAGAATCGCATTGGATAATAACCGCATTTATACCCCGAATAGCTGCATTGAACAGCAGAAACGGAATCGCTCTATCTGATAGCTCTTCGAGATGATACCAATAAGTCCGCGGACTGTAAGTAAAGATGCTTGATGTTAAGATATCGTCAGCCATGGTGCTTTTTATTTTGCCTGTAAATGCTGGGTCTTCTTTGACGTTATAGGCCCAACGAGTGATCATCATTCCGCCAGTGCCTGCCGCCATCTCGTAATAATCCGTCTGCCTTGGTTCAGAAGTGATTGCGTTTGCCAGTCTTGCAACCGAGTTAGGCGTAAAGTCTTGTTTCTTCGACTTCCGCTCGGCTTGTTCAGTTTCAAAGTATTCGTGGAACCAGTCATAATCAAGATTAGTATCAATTTTTAGAAAATTTCCAAACAGCTCTTCGCGTTCTTCTTTCTTAAGCAGAATTTCCATCAGCCTTTCAGGTGCCTTGAATGCATCGTCAATCCCTAGTAAATCGTTTACGGTTTTGACATCAAATTTAACCATCATCTCACCCCCTCACAAACTCGCAATTTTCTGCGCTATTTCCTTGTTATCTCGTGCTTTTTCTGTCTCCAGCCGATGGATATACACGGCTCTTGTAACAGAATCGTCTGCATGTCCCAACCGTTCAGCTACCGCCATGCTGCTAATTCCTTGCGACACCAAATAAGTTGCGTGCTCGTGCCTCAGCCCGTGTAGCGTTACCTCGGGCACCCCAGCTTTTTGACACGCTCTTTTTAGCCAATTGTTAAGTGTAGAGTTATACTGAAACCCCTTTATTTTGTAGAAAATGCTCTCGTCCTGATCAGCACCCTTTGCATTTTTCCACAGCATATACAGCACGGCGTCATCTACAACGATCGTTCTAACCGAGTACTTGTTTTTGGTTGGTACAAAAGACCTCGTTCCTTCCCGATGTTTTTTATAGTCAAGGGTTTTGTTGATAGTGACTGTCTTTTTGTCAAAGTCGACATCGTTAAGCGTGATGCCTAGTGCCTCAGCAAATCTCAGCCCAGTTTTCAACAATATCAGAAAAAAGTTCGCCTCAGATGTATTCTCGTGTTTAAGCTCTTTGACCAATTTTTGCATGTCTTCGATTTCCATAAATTTTGGCTTTTTGACGCCCGGAGGCTTTCCCCTTGGGATTTTTGCGTCAAAGGTAACGTCACGCTTTAATAGCCCGTCTGCGTTGTATGCTCGTTTAAGCGCCCACGACAATTGATGATGGAAGTCAATAACCGTTGCTTTTTCTCTCGTTTCCGCGTACTTGTTCAAAACTTGCTGGTAGTCGTCTGCCGTCATTTTCTCCAAAGACAAGCCCGGCCAATTATCGGCCACAAATCGGCAGTTGGACAGATATTTGCCATATGTCTGTTCGCGGACCTGGTCCTTTTTGTACGTTTCGATTTCCTTTAAAAAGTAATCCACAAGCAGCATTCAATCACCACGCTAACCACTTGCAAAACAGATACATAACAACGCACCATGCAAAGAATGTTGCAGAAACAATGCGTTCTAATTTATTCATATTTTTCAATCGTTTTCTTCCTCCCTAAGCAGATGACCGGCTATGTTGTTAATGCTTGTGGTAGCCCAGTCTATACGCGTAAAGGCATAGCAAAAATCTTCAGGCCGTGCCGCTGCAGTCGTATGGATATCAGTGCGTTTCCCAAGGTCATAGAGCAAGTGCCAGATCTTGCATTCCACCTCGATTATATATTTGTATTCGTCATCGATATTAAAATACGTTACCCCGAGATCACTTAATTCGATCATTCCGTCCGCTCGCCGTGCGTAGATGACAACGTTGTCCCCGCAAACATCGATGGATGATGTGGTTATACTGCACCACTCACCATCTTCCAACGGTTCAACAATCATATCTCGAATGTCCGCTTTCTCAAGCAGGGCTTTCAGCTCGGCCGCTAAATCATTTGTCATTCTCATCATCTCCCGTCATGGCTTCCAGTATCGCCTTCACCAGATCTTCAACATTTGCCCCGTTAAGCATTTCGATCCTGGCTCTCAAAGCAAGCATATCACCGGCGACATCATCGGCAACGTCTTTATCAAGACTATCCATGACCTTTCTGAGGGTCATTCCGCACTTGTTTTCTTCTTTAGGCAAGTCAGCCCATGACGCATACACTGCCAACTTCACAAAATCTTCTTTATCAATCTCGATTTTCATTTTCGTCCTCCTAAACTTCGGCCATGCCACGCATGACTGTACTTTCTTCCAGGCCTTACCGGCACTTTCTTCCTGTGTTTCTTAGCATCGGCCCGCATGATTTTGTCAATACTCGCCAACAAATCATGCTCTAATTTGGAGCTTGTAAGCCCGTAGTCTCTTGTGATGCGCATCTAAGCGCCTCCTTCTCTGCTTCTTCAGCAGTTTCAGCTTTGACCAGCTTGTTTGTGATGACCTTGCCGATTTTAATGGTCACTAAGTAGTTTTTCATCTTCTCCCCTCCTTCCAATGCACCGGCGGAGGACTCGAACCTCCTCATCGTGAGATGGACCGTTTCCGGCACGCCTGAGCCTGATTATACGTACGTTACAACTAATTTCTTAAAGGAGTTCTGCCTAGCAACGGCTAGCCAACCGATTATCGACTCAAGAACAATCAGTCGGCTATGCACACGTTGCAATTCGATTGCTGGCCATGATGCCCGTGTGCAATTCTGATTTGCGCGTTAGTTTAAAGTGATAGCTATAAAGTGTTGTGAGTACCCAAGCCCACTTTAGACTGCACGTTCAGACTAATCTAGATTGAGAAATGATAATTTTTTTACCCCATTCAGGGTAATGATTGCGCCCAGCTGTTCGCCAAGACGCAACCAGTCTACTTAAAAAGATCTTGCCAGTCATAATCGATATTGCCCATCGGCACCGGCTTGACTTTTCTCGTGGTGCCCAGAATGGCGACGTTGAAGTAGTTCTTACGCATGACAACGACCTCAACAGGAATTCCGTACTTTCTCGCAAACAGCGAAAACTTTATTTTAGACTTCTGGTCTATGGAGTACTCTGTATAACCATTCTTGACGTCATACACGTGTTTGATTGAGCCGTTCTTGTCATACACCACGAAATCGCTCTTATATACCGTCTGACGAAGCTTGACTAATTCCAAGGGGAATGTCTCAAGCAACGTAAATCGTTCCTGTGTGGTAAACTGGTAGCCGCTCGGCTTAAGATAAAGCTGATAGAAGCTTGCTTCCTTCATCGAATCAAATTTAAGACCGTCGATGACAACCTTTTTTCCAAAGTGCGAGGCGGAATGAGGTACCTTCATTTTCTTTCTCCTCCATTTTGGTGATTTACGGTATACATATAGCGGTTCACAGCCGACATAATCGTGAGACTTCTTCGCCATAGACTGTACACGTCGCTCATGCCGGCTTCTATATCAATTTCTTTCGAAAAGACATTCCTTTGAACGACAGCGTCAAGCTTGTGGCGCAAATCATCAATGTCATCATCGATGCAGGCAAGATCAGCAATCCATGGGCCGGCAAACTCATACCTCATGTCACTCAAATAGTTCTCATCCGGAACATCGATGCGTTCTCCCTTATCTGTAATGATTGCTGAAACATCGTGAAGGTCGGCAAGATCCTTCAACATGAGCACCGCTTCGGAATCGTCCTCAAGCGTGGTGCAGTGCTTCACTTTGTACATTGGGCTGTCTTTGTCCATTACTACACTGTCTCCAGACCACAGCGTCCACGGCGGCGCAACCGCTATAACTCCCGGCTTGCAGTCAAGAGATGCGTAATCAAATTTCATTTTCATTCTCCCTTTCCTTAATTCACTCATACCTTCATCTCCCTCTCGGCCCTCATGCGCTCAATCTCGGCTAGTGCCGCCTCCATGTCAAAGTTGGCATTCTGCTCTTCGGTCAGCCTGTCCAGCTCGGCATTGTGCTTCTCCAGACTGTTCTCAGCAGGAGCGCGCCGGCCATTCTGTCTTGCCTGTCTGATACGACCACGGTTTCCGTGTTCTGCCTCTAGTGCTTCCGCATCGTCAAGAGTGTGGGCTTTCCCTTCCCATTGCCTTAGAACCCCTAGAACGAACTTCCAATTTCTAGCGTTTTTCGCAAGCGCAATCTGCATTGCTTTGATGATGATTCCACCAGGCTCTTCAGACTGGCTGCTCCACTCGTCGTACGTCTGTCTCAGCTCTTCCGCCATGTAGCTGTTAAGCATGCCGAAGTTGGTCTTATAAAAGTCGACTACCTTGGCGAAGCCGCCGCAGTCGGTTGTCTGTTCTTTCGGTTGAGACTCTATGTTAACTAAACTAGTATCAACGACTGCGTCTTCGTTTAAGTTAGTATTGTTATTATTAGTATTGTTATAGTTAGTATTTGTTAGTGTCCGATTTTCCAACGTACGGTTTTCCAACGTTGGATTATCCAACGTTGGATAATCGGACATAGGTTCTTCTGACAAAATCCATTTGCTTTCTCTCAAAAAGCCTTTTCCGTCTCGCACACGATAACGCTTTAAATATCCAGCAGATTCAAGCTCTTTTAATCCAGCCTTCAAAGATGCCTTCCCATCAGTGGAATGCTTTAATACTTCAACTTCATAAAAATTCCAAGAATCAGATTGCGACCATAGGTACGCAAAGATTCCCTTAGCCTTCCAGCTCAATGCAGTATTATTCAGAACATCATTGCTTATCACAGTAAATCCTTTGCGCCGTATCTTTTCAACTTTCAAAAAAGTATCCTCCTTTCTAAAATCATCCCCAGGGCGCCGACGCTCTCTGCGTCGGCGCCCTTTTAGGCTAGGCCCTATTGCTATTCAAGATTAAATAGATTAAAATGAGGATGATTATTATTTCTTTCATGGCTTGTCACCTCCTTTGCACGAGATAACCACAGCTTGCCTGTGGTACGATGTGCTAGGGAGGTAAGACAAGCCTCTTTATTTGAACGTAGGCCTAGCCTAAAAAATCCATCGAGGGATGCTTGGAGAAAGTGTCACGTCATCGCCGTTTGCCTTGAATGTAATGCTTCTTTGTGTTTGTTGCTTCTGCAATTGATTCATTTCCATTTTTATTTCCTCCCAAAGTGTGCTACACTACAAGTGATTCATAATAAATTTGTGCCGCCCTTATATCGGGCGGTTTTTTTAGTACCCAAGTTTGTCCAGTTCTTCAAGCATGGTCCACAGGTCTCGCATTACCGGTTCCCATTTCTGCCAATCCTGCTTAACCAGCTCGTCCATAGCCCAAAGTAAGCCATGCGTTTTTTTGGCCTGTTTCAGAAAAGCCTTCACGATTTGCTCCGGTTCTTTAGGCTGTTCGACCAGCTTGGTAGCTCCCGTCACAGGGTCGATCATCAAAAAGGCATCCCTCTTATAATCCATAAAATCACCCCCTTACGATGGCGTCTTTTTCGCCATCCAGTTCTTCCAAAAAAGCGGCAATGCAGACAACTCTTTCCGATGCCCAGTTTTCCGTGATGTCTCCGACAGTCCAGTATGCCAGGACGTCTTTACGTTCTTTTCTGATTTCAGATAAATTTTTCATTTTTTCTCCATTTCTGATAATTTTTTGTCCATGCTCAAAACCATGTCGTGGAAATGATCACGCTCGTCAAGCAGAACTTCATAGTTGTGCTGAGCGCATTCAATCAATTCAATCAAATCCGCTTTCGTCATACGTTGTAGCGTGCTTTTTTCATAAATCGTTTTTCCGCCATAGCATGCGTTAAAATTTCCGTCCTTAAATTCTGCTTTCATTTTTTCTCCTCCAGTTGTCTGTCCTTGAGTTCCATCAAAACCTTGTGATTGTGTTGCGTTAATCTCAACGCGATTAGCAATTCCTTTTCATTCATTCTTTTTCCTCCATTCTTCTTCTAAAACATCTAAGAGTTCTACTACCGAAGGAGTTATCTCCGGTTTCAGCTCATCAAAGATTTTTTGTGCAGTTCCCTTTCTTCCCCTCTTTTTATATTCAAAAATTACGTAAGCCAGCGACATTAAACCGATGAGGCTCTTTGAGTCGTCTCCGGCTCGTTTATCGATTTTGTCTGATATAGTTCTAAAATCGATTACCCTGCAATTGGAAAGCATCGCCATAGCCTCCAGCGCGGCAAGTTCTGTAACTGACACTGGGATTAGCGGTTCTTTTTCTTTGTTCATTTGCTCTCCTCCTCATACTGCTTGCGCAACTTCCACAACGTTACTGCGATCAAACCCATATACGTTTTGCCGTCCTCACCTGACATTTTAGCTGCCAATTTACCGATAAGTTTTTGTGCCTCTTTTTCTCCTTTCATCTTCTCAAGCTCGAAAATCACACGTGCTTGTGCGACTATATCCATAGATGTGCTCAGGTTTTCTTCAACATCTTCGCATCGCCTATTGATGTCGCCCCAAACCTTTTTAAAACTCATCGTTTCGTATTCAAAGAATGATGACATTGCTTTAATTTGTGCCAGTAATCCTACTGGTACTGGCACTAACGTATCATCTACTTTTCTGTTCATTTCTTGTTTCTCCTTTTCTTCCTTACGTTTTCGATTTCTTCGATTTTCTTAAGCACCTTTTCAAGCATTTCGTCTCCGTACGTTTTTTTTGTGATGTCTATCAGCTTTTTGGCATCTTCACCACGGGCTTGTGTCTCCAAAGTACAAAACGCTGCAATGTAAGCTAGCAGCTCTTTTTCTGCATCAGGATCATTGACATATGAAGTTACAGCGGCAACGAGCCATGCACTATTTTCTGTTTCCCATTTCGTGTTACTAGCCATGGCAAGCAACAAACCCATGGTACTGGCAGGCACCATGACGGCCTTTTCTCTTCCTATTTCCACGCTTTTCATCTCCTTATCTTGGTAACTTGTCCCGCCAGTCAATCCGCTGACGGTTCTCTTCCATCCATTCCTTTGCCGGCTTGGCAAAAATTATGTTCTGCTGACCACGGGCGTTGGCACGAATCAACCAGCCATTAGGTCCGGTAATCTCGTTGCTGAATTTCGAGAAGATATAGAGCGCTACCCACGCTCGGCTTTTGTTTCCACAACACTTTTTGCGGAATTCGTCGAGCGACCATGTAATGCCCAACAAATCTTGATTAAGCAGATCATCAATTCTGCTGTTAACCAAGTTTTCGACATATTCTTGGTCAATCGTTATTTTTATTGGCGACATACTAAATCCTCCTATTCTTTTTATACTTATAGGCCTTTTAATATCATTAAATTATTTCATTAATTAGAATTACTATCAGTACCGTAATTGTTGAGAATACAAAATCCGGTCTCCCCTTGTATTCACTTACTTTAAAATTGGCGTAAGCTAGTAGAATCCATAATAATAACGTTACATAAAGCTTGCTATCCATAGCAGATACCTCACCTATAAATAGGTTTTATAATCACTTTTACAAATTTTGCGGTCATCTCTAACACCGCTTTATTTCGGTCGTCGCTAATTACAGTGACGGCTTTTTTCGTTTTCGATAAATTCATTTAAGCCACCCTTGTCTTTTCTTATTTTTTTCACTCATTTGATCATCCCCTTTCTGATTGCATTCAGCCCGTCTTCCGAATAGAGCCATTGTGCCACTTCTTTGTCACTGTATCGTGATTTTGAATTGGCCCATCTGCCGAATCTGTTTTGACCAGGCTGTTCAGCTTTGATTCCAAGCTGATTTGCAATCTTGCCTACTTTTTGCGCAGAGATTCCCAATTTCTCGCCTACTTCCGTAGCAGAGTATTCCTTGCGTTTCATGACGGGGATAGTCATTTCACCTGTCAGTTCCTTAGCTGCCAAAGCGAGCATTGATTGCGCTGAAGATTGAGATTCAGTAGCCATTGCAATCTTGTAAAGCAAATTTGCTTTACGCGTTTTTGCATTTTCTTCCATAATCGTTAATCGTTTGTTGGCAACCAGTGTTTTGTTGTCTGTCTTGACCGCTTGGCGCATGTTGAAATAGTTGTCAACCAGATCATCGTAAATATCCCATGCGGTATCGTCTTCAAGGATTTTAAGCAACTTTGCATAGCCGCGTTCAGATAACAGATAGATATGCTTAGATGCGTTAATCTGTCCTTGATTAAATCCGAGGTCACTCAGTGTGACCGCAAAATTTTCAACTTTCAAATCCAAGATATCTATTCCATTTTTAAATCTGTTAATTTGTCTTTCTATCGCTTGATTAATTGCTTTAACTGGTCTGTCATGAATCGCTGCGATGTCCTTAACCAACATTGCTTTCTTATCTTCACCGAAACCACCCTCGATTCCGGTAAATTCAAAAGCGCCAACTCTTTCTTTACCTAAAACTTTCAGTTCGTTCATTTTCTGATGCCTCCCTTAGCTAAGCTTAAAGTCAGAGATGATCTTTAAAATCACTCTGTTTGCTTGCGGATTTCTCTTGCGGCCCGCTAAATAATCTGACAAATCTTGCTTAGACATCCCGTACATCGTTGCTAACGATGCAATCGATATGTCATTTGCGTCAAGATATGCTTTGATTTTTTGCCTTCCATTTAAGGTCTCTGGCATAACAGCCACCTCCTTAGTCTGTCTCATCAGTGCATGGTGACCGACCCATGCAGACGGGGCATTAACCCCGTTTCGACAACTATCAGGGCAGTTCTCGTCATGGCAGGAAGGTCTCCCCCCGCTCGGATATGATCCCTGACAGGTGGCACTCTTGGCTCCGGCGGTGCCTGCCGTTAAATTTTCAAAGAACAAACAAACCCAAGCTGATTACTAGGCGTGTTATTTGTAATCGTCGGTGTCTAGTACCGACGAAGCTAGTTAGCGGCCCCGCCCTAGGCCTCATTTAACCGGAAATACGTTCCCGAACTTGGATAAGCAAAATTGTAAGTAGAAATGATAGAAAAATCGTATAAAATAGTTGACTATTTTATACATATATTCTACAATTAGAGCGTAGTTAATAAGCATCGAAAAAAGAATTAACCGGCCAAGGAACAAGCCTTTTTTCTTTGCTTTTGTCTATCAACTTAACTTACAAAATTTATTATACGCATATTTTCTACAGTGTCAACAAAAAACATAGAAAATTTGCATATATTTTTTGTGAGTGCCCGGAAAGGACGACTTACTCATGAATCTTTACGAAAGAATAAAAGCCCTAGCTGACGCGCAAAAGATTTCAATTAGACGGTTGGAAGAAAATATTGGCTTCGGTAATGGAACTATAAATAGATGGAGAAAAACTACCCCTGGCGTAGATAAATTGTCTAAAGTGGCTGATTATTTCCACGTTAGTATCGATTACTTAATGGACAGGACGGATGATAACAACTCCGGCAAAACCGATATGACCATCGAAGAAGCGCTCGATTCTGTTATGAGTTACGACGGAAAACCTATCACGGATAACGATCGTGAAGTGCTGCGCGGCATAATTGAGGGATATCTTAATACCAAAAAGGGGTGATGCGTCCTGAAACGCTTGGAAATAGAAAAGAAATACGGTGTTACAGTGGCCTACAGTGACTGCCTGGATGGAAAAGGCTACTACATACCAGTCTGCAGAATGATAGTAGTCAACAGCCAGCTATCCGAGCAGGAACAGTTTGAAGTGATACTGCATGAACTTGGTCATGCTCGCCAGGCTGACTACTCCGGACTGTATAACTGTACTAAGACGGCGCATTCGAAAATGGAAGCCGAAGCAGTAAGTTTTATGCTCAGGGAAGAAGTCAAGGAGTATCTTTCGGAAAACTCATTGGAGAGTTCCAGTGTCAATCCGGTTGTTTTCCTCGAAAACCGGCATCTGTCTCTGAGATACGCCCCGGTCGTCGAGAAAATCTTGTCACAGATTTAAAGTGTCTGACCAACAGAGTCGATGTCATTAAAAGCTATCTCAATACTTATGTAAAAAGGAGGACATGCTATGTCCAAGAAGATTAAAGATGAAAACGGCAACGTGTACGTGCAAAAAAAGCCGTTTTACAAAAAGGTTTGGTTCTGGCTGTTGGTGGTTATTGTTGTCATCTGTGCTGGTGGTGCTTTAGGCGGCGGTGACGGTTCTAAATCGTCTGACTCGTCTTCAGCTGCTTCTTCCAAAAAATCAAACGATGCCGACAAAACGATTTCCGAGAACGCTGAATTCAGAAAGAAGTTTGATGCCATCAAGGTCGGCGACCTGATGAACCATGGCGATGGCGGCGACGCTCTTGCAGACGTTGAAAAGTCACTGGGTAAGCCGTCCACGACGTCCACTACCAATGATCAGGGCGTCAAGGTCAAGGATTATATTTGGACCAAGGGCAGTGTCAGCATCAATGTTCAGTTCAACGACGACAAGGTTGTTTCAAAAGACATTGACGGTTTTAAATTTGCACGCAAGACAAAGATGAATCTGGACGGCTTCAACAGCATTGCAGATGGCGCCACCTATAGTGATATCGTCGCAAAATTCGGCGAACCGGATGGCCTGGATGAAATGTTGGTCAGTGGCGAAAAGACTGTGACTGCCATCTGGTTAACCGGGACAAAAGGTGGTACTGTTACACTGCAGTTTACCAACGACGCTTTGACAAGCAAAACACAATCCGGATTAAAGAATTAAAGCATACGAAAAAAACCGTATCCCCCTAACGCCAATCAGACGGGATACGGCTTCTGAAATACGCCACCAAATGGTGCGCTATTTGTATACTCTATTTTATCATTTAAAAGGAGGAAATACCATGGCTAGTTACAAAAAAACAAAAACTGGTTGGTCAGTACGCATTTCTAAACGTGAAAACGGAAAACTGAAGCAAGTTTACAAAGCGGGATTTGCAACCAAGAATGAAGCCAAAGCTTTTGCCCAAGAAATTGAATCCGCAGATTCAATTGGGAAGAAGAGAGAGAAAACATTTGCGGATTATTTTACCGAATGGCATGAGACGTATAAAAGCGGCAAAGTTGCCCCCAGCACTTATCGTAAATATCTGCATGTCGATAAAATTCTGCATGACCACTTCCCCGATACCGAGCTGGCTGACATGAACCGTCAAAAATACCAACGGTTTTTAAACGATTTTGGGGCTGATCATAGCAAAGAGATGATGTCGGAAATAAGCATTTATGTACGAGGATGCGTTAAATCTGCATTGTACGATGAATTGATAAAAAAAGATTTCACCATTGGTGCAGAACTAGCATATGATCGAACCAAAACAAGACAAATAGAATATCTTAACTTCAACGAAATCCAAACACTGATTCAGACAGCGACCGAAAATTTGGACCCACGCTATACCAGTTTGTACATGATTATAACTGCTATTTATACCGGAGCAAGATTAGGTGAGATCGCAGGGCTAACGTGGAAAGACATTGATTTCATGCATCAAACCATCAGCATTAACAAATCCTATAGCTATGTGCAGCGTGAGCTTAAAGAAACAAAAAGCAAGGCATCTAACCGCGTTATAGCGGTTAATTCAGGCTTGTTGACAATCCTTAAGCAACTTAGATCTAACGGGAACATTATGGTATTTGCAAATCAACGTGGAGAAATTCCTACTAGCAATGCCGTAAACAAAGCATTGCGCAAATTGATGTCTAAATCGGGCTTAAACAAAGCAGGATATCATTTTCACAGTTTGCGCCATTCACACGTTGCTTATCTGCTTTATCAGGGAGTGGATCTATACGCAATCAGCAAACGGCTTGGACACAGTGATTTGACCATCACAATGAAGAAATATGCATACCTTATGCAAGAATACGAAGCGGAGCAAAATAAATCCATTGCAACAAAATTGCAACAACTTCAAGATTTTTAACTCTTTTTAGCTACAACTGTAAAGAAAAAAGCCCGTTAAACGGGCTTTTAACACATTTAAAAATTACTTGTAATACCGGTGATCGGGGTCGAACCGATACGTCCTCAACGGACACTGGATTTTGAGTCCAGCGCGTCTGCCAATTCCGCCACACCGGCATAATAATATTTGAAATTGCCTCATCAGCAAGGGCGGTAGGTGGGAATCGAACCCACGCGTGCCGGAGCCACAATCCGGTGCGT